AACCTTCAAGCCGTTGTCTGAGAGCAAGCTGAGCAGGCGGTCTATTACTTCCGTGTGCCAAGCGCCAACCAGAATGGGGCCGAGGCCGTCTTCATGCCGCCGCATAATTTCACCGACGACAGCACAAACTTTATGCAGCCCCAGCAATCTGCGTATCGTAGCCAACGCCGGGTCGCCGCGTCTAAGATCGTTTGTAAGGTCGTCCGTGTTTTTTCCAAACTTGGCAATACCGGTAGCAATCTGTCCGTCATACTCCCCCATCAAATCCCCCAGCTCTTTGTCTATTGCTAGGTCTACGACAAGGCGCGTGTTGGTGATCGGAGGCATTGCATCCCAAACTTCTTGCAGGGTACGGCGGACAGCCAAGGGGTTGTCCTCATTGAATATCAGTTTGTTGAGCTGGTCGGTGTTGCGGTTACCGACAGTGATCCGAGTTTTGTACTGGGAGTTTCCAAACCGGCGTTCCTGCGTGGCACAATACTGAAGCTGGAACTTGTTCATGGTGACACTTCCAATCCTTTGGCGCAGCCCCTTATTATCAGCGCGGCACAGGAAGGGGAACAGGTCGTCGTTCCATCTGGTTTGTGGTGTACCGGTGAGCAGCCAGCTATGCTCTGCAAACTCACAGATGCCACCCTTTCCCAGAATAGCTACGGTGCGTTTAGCCTTATGAGATTTCAGTGCGTGGCTCTCGTCGCAGATCATAACCGCAAGCTTTGGAGCTGGCGTGCTTAATCTTGTGAAGCCTTTCTCTGGCATTAGCTTGGTGAATAATTCTTTGCGGTGAACGGCTATGTCATAAGACATAATGAAGGCGCGGCATGAGAAATCAAAACCGCTCCCGACACCGCCGTTTGCTTTCTGGCTCCCTTTTCTTTTCGTAACAATTACAGAACCGCCCGTGCAGTGCCGGTCGTATTCTTCTTTCCACATATGCAGCGCGATCGGCGGACAGATAATTAAAACTTTGTCCGACGGGGTCAATTGTAAAAGGTTGATAGCTTCGAGGGCGCTGAGCGTTTTGCCCGACCCCATGCCTGAGAAGTTCCCTGCGAATTTTTTACTCGCTAGAAACGCGGCGTCTTCTTTTTGATGAGCCATTAGTTCCATTGTCATTCTCCGTTGCGATTTCGGACGGTATATTAGTCAGTGTCTGAAGTCAAATTAATTTTTGAGTAACACTCCAACAAGTATGGTAGGGTGAAACTATAGTCTATTAGTTCCACCCACTTTGGCTACGCAGCTTTCTGCTGCGTAGCTTCTTTTTCTTTATCGCCCATGATGAAGGCCACGGCCTCTTGAGCTTTTTTTGATGCAGTGAAGATAGCCTTCTTGTCGCCCCTTAAAGCAGACAGCCAAGACTTGATATACTGCGCGTGGTCGGGCCTCGGTTTAGAAGCTAGGCCCCACCGGCTCATCAAGAACGCGGCCCCCATTTCTGCGACCAACTCTTCGAGTGCATAGGACTTCATGTCTCTGTTGCAACGAGCTTTGGTTTTTGTCCAATGGGTGTACTCGTGGAACAGCGTGCAGTAATAATCCTCTGAGGTATGGAACTGCTCAAACGTCGGCATGTGGATAGTGTCGCTGGAAGGCTTATAGAAAGCGACGTCTCCACCGTCATGGTTCAGCGTGCCGTGAACGCCTAACGTTTTGGCGTATGCATCGATAGCCTTGTTTTTAACACCAGTCTGCATTGGCTTGGCAGGCTCAGGAAAAAATTTGTCTGGCAGGTTATCGATCTGCTGCGCGTTGAACACCGTGTAGGTTTTTGGGAATGGGATGGTCTTGTATCTCTTGGGGCCACCCTTGGGCGCGTCGGTGTCTTCGACTTTGAAATTACCGTAGTACACGACCGTTGTACCCTTCTCGCCAGCGCGGACGCCTTTGCCATCTTCGTTAATCCACTTGCCGTCCTCGTTCTTTTTCAGGCCGCACGTTTCAGCGGCTTGGTTCCAAGTCATCCAATTAGGATTAGTGTACTGGGTCAATCCAAGTAGCAGAACGTTGATGCCTTTGTAGTACTCGCCGTTGTATCTGGTTGGGAAGTTGTTGCCGCCACTGACGCTCCAGCTTTTATTCCAAGGCAGTACGCCTTCGTCGAGAGCTTCTATTATCTTATCAGTAACGAGCTGGTAAACGTCGATCCTAGTTTTTACTTTTCTCATTATACTTCTCCGTTGTTAAAAAGTTTCTCATCAGAACCCATCTGGCTTATCCGCCTGCAGGTTGCGCGAGCTGAAGAGCCGATAGCCAAGTAGTAGGGTTCGCCGGGGTTTGCCCATCCTGTGCTGCCACAATCTGAGTAGTAGTCGGCGCAGCTATACAATTCGCCTAGCTCGTCTTTCGTTACCTCGACCCTTGTGGTGCGGCTCAAGAACTTTACCACTTTCCCCATGGGGAGTTCGAGGTGTACGTACTGGGTGAAGAAGCAGTTTGGCACATCCACCAAAACTGTTTCCGGTCGGCGTACAAAAGTGTCAGTCATTAGTCATCTCCGTCTATGGTGTTGAGGATAAATACCTTGGTCTTGTTTTTCCCTACGGTGAAGTTTGAGAGGCCGCTGGGTATCGGTTTGTTGAAACCGTTTTTCCTAGCTTCTGAAACGCTTGCGAATAGACCGGCAAAAAACATTACATGTGCCAAGAGCCAGTCGTCCTCCACTTCAATAATCACGTCGTCGCCGAACCCAAACAATTTTCGGTCAGCTTCTGACATGCTGTGATGGACAAAAAACTTTTCGTTTGGGTTGGGGCCTGCGTTCCATATACTTCTTGTTTTCATTGTCTCTCTCCGTTGATCAAAAAATTAAATTTCTGCTGCCTGTTTTTTTCCTGCTCTCCTGAACCGCGCCTTTGTCTGACGCTTCAGGGCCTTCTTGTGTTTGATGGACAGCGTGTACACTCGAACCAAGTTGGCTTTGTTTTCTTTTGTGTTGGTCATCTATTTTTCCTCTTTCAAAAAGTTGATTGCGTTTTCCAATTCAAGTATCCAATTTTCTTTTTTGAGATGCTTGAAATGTTTTACCCAAACTGATGGAGGATAATCCTCCAGTCGATTTGGGTCGGTAAAACCCCAAGCAAAATAACCAAAGTATTTTGTGAGGTGCAGACCGTGGGTCGCTGCAAGTTTGTTGAAATCTTTTTTGGTCATTAGGAAATACTCCGAGAGTTTTTGCAGACTGGAAAGTTTGAGCAGCCTTTGAAGGGACGAAAGGTTTTACCTTTTTTAGGTTTGCGAACAACCATGATACCGGTGTCGCACTTGCCGCACTTCTCGACGTCCTTTGCACCGGCCCAACATTCGCGAGCATTGTGGCGGACGCGTTTGATTATTTTCAGCTCGTCTCCAACTCGGTTGACGCGCCTCTCTGAAGCTACCGGGCGATCGGATACGTTGTTCCACAACACAACCTTGATTGCGTCAGAACCAACTGACCTCATCACGCCGTTCTCAAATGTTGAGAAAATTACTACTGCGAAATCTGTGCTGGGGATATCTCTGGCGAACACTGTTTCTTTGACGCCTTTAATAATACGAACATCAAAACCCATGTCCGCCATTTCGTTATCGAACCGGGCTTTGTCTACTTTGGTAAATGTGTTGGTCATGTCTTTCTCCGTTGTTGTCGTTTCGTTACTCGCTCCAAGTGGAGCGTACCATTGTCAGGCACTGACTGTCAATCCCCCCCTCTGTATCCCTTTCTGACAGTCAGTTTTCAGACCCGTGTTTTTGTGCGCGAGCGCCAAAGTTGACAAAAAAAGAAACTTGCAATATCGTCGTTTTCTACAACGGAGAATAAAGTATGCGACTATTTCCATTCAGGCGTCCGTCCCATGACAGTCGGCTTCGACGTGTCTTGCGCACGACCGCCGGGTTGAACCACTGCCTCAACGATACCGGCACGGGGTTCGACCCAGACAAAGTATGGGCCGAGCGAAATCAATTACATTTAGAACAGAATAACCTCACGCGTTATGTTGCGTGGAGAAAGGAACAGCAACGGAGAATAGACAATGAAAGATCTGGTTAAGGAGGCGCTGGCTGTTGGCAAAAAATACCCGGTGTTCCCGACGGTAGGAAAGATACCCTGCTGGTCGAATGCAGAACTAAAAGTAAAAGCAGGGGAGGGCGGCTACCAGATAGCAACGCAAGACCCCGATAGAATTGTAGAATTATTTTCCCATCCGAATGCCAAAGAGATTGCCGTACCAATGGGTGTCATGTCTGGCCTCATGTGTGTTGATGTTGATTTGTACAAGTCGCCTGATCTGGTGGACTGGTTGGCTGATCAAGACTGGCTGAAGAATACGAGGCAGCATAAAACACGCAGCGGTGGACTGCATTTTATTTTTCAGCATACAGAAACAAAACTGCCAGCGACCATGCGGACAGGCGTAGATATAAAAGCGAACGGCGCTGGCTACATCTGCTTTCCTCCGACGGAGGGCTACAGCATCCTGAAGGACTGCCAGCCCAAGAAGCTAACGAAGCAGGCTGAGCAAAATATAATGGCATCGAAACCAAACGGTTCTGGCGGTTCAACGTCGGGTTCGTTTAACAGCGCGTCAGATGAGGAAATCATAATCAGGATACTGGAGGCCGAGGAACTGTACCCGGCAATGCGCACGCTCTCGTATAGGCTTCCGACTAGACGCAAGAGTGATGGTAGTTTCCTGACACAGGAAGAACAGGTTCAGATACTAACCAATGTGGTTGACACTTCGAAGGCGGCGGAAGCGTCGCATCCCCGACATGAGGACTGGCTCGATCGGCGCAGTAAAATAAAGGAGCTGATAGCGAGCGCCAACAGAAAGCTGGACGCGCCTGTCAATGTGTCTGAGAGTTTGACCAAACAGATTATGGAGGGGAACTCTTTTATAGACACACAAAAAATTATAGCTGCTTCCATCCGCCCTCTGGGGCCTCAACGTGAAACGACACTAAGAGATATAGAGACTGACGTTGAGGCTTTAGAGGAAGAGTATGACGAGTACGTCACTCTGACTGCAGACAGTCTCAGAAGTAAAACACTACCGGCGATCAACTGGCTGGTCAAAGGCATGATACCAATACAGGGAATAATTTCTCTGGGCGGCACTTCGAATGTTGGTAAGACGAGATGGCTTGCCGCGTTGTGTACTGCGTTAGCTGTTGGCAAGACAGAACGCATGGGCCTGCCTAGCTGCAACGGTAAGTATGTGTCGCTGTGGATTGCCAACGAAGAACGCGCTGGTGATATTGAACGGCGAGTTAAAGCCACAGTGCTGCAGCATGGTGATAAGAAGTCAGCGGCTATTGTTGTGCGCGGTAAAGACAAGGGCATGATGCGGCTGGTTGCAATCAATGAGGTTGGAACGGCTGAGGTCGATACAAAGAACGTAGCACGCATTGTTAAACAGGCACGCAAGGTTGGGGCGAAAATTATTTTTCTAGACCCATACATAACGCTGTCGGATGCGATGGATGAGAACTCATCTGTCAGTGCTGCCATGCTGAGCAAAGCATTCATCCTGATATCTACAGCAACAGGCGCTGCAGTTTTCCACGCGCACCATACCCCGAAGGACAGAAGCAAAGACACAGATTGGTATCGAGGTGACAGTGGAGCATGGCGCGGTTCAGGTGCAATCTACTCAGGACTGGATTGCGGATACACGCTGTCGCATTGGCTACCGCAAAACCACGAGCAGCGGAAAGAATGGAAAAAGAAATCTCTGGAGATGGGGCTAAGCAGATGGATAGTATTGGACACTGGAAAAATTCGGGAGGGTGAGCCGCTCCCCCCGATAGTATATGAGCTGACCGGCCAAGAGATGCAGAAGGGTGAAGGCGAAGCCATTGGAGTATGCACGCTGCGCACTGAGCAGGACGCGGCAAACATTTTATTAGATGGTATGGTTGATGTGATGTATGCGTCTGAACTGGCTGAACACCTTGGTGACAAGCTGGGGTACGGTAAGCACAGTAAACTAGCAGACATACAGACGGCGATGAAGGACACCCCACTGTGGCCGGTCAAGGGAGACAGGATATTTTCAAGAGACTTAGAGAGACTGTATCTGCAATTCGAAACCCCTGTCCATTGGAGCGGCGGAACGGTGTGTCTGGAATTGAACGAACGAAAGAAGACTAATGGTCGCTGGCTATTTAACATTAAAAAAGGAGAGGACTAATGCACGCATGGAGCGCAGACGGTAAACGTGTTATTGAAGTAGACGATGTAAATGAAAAGCGTAGTGACGTTGAGGAGTGGGAGGAAACCGAATGCCAAATTTGTGGGACTATGGCAACCATGGAAATGGAGAACGGTCTTTATGTATGCTCGCATTGTAAATGTGTGCAGGATAACAAGATCAAGTTGTGATCAAGTTTTTAACTTGAGCAGGAGGTATCCCAATGACAGCAACGGTTACAAACTTGAGCGCTCAAGTTGCTGCTCAAGTTTGCACAACTATCATTTTCTCTAGGGTTTCCAACGGTTACAAACTTGAGCAACTTGCTCCTCCTTTAGGAGGGCTAGTCGCTTGGGGCGAAAGCCCCCAAGGAGCTTGGCTATGAAAGTGTTTGGCATAGACGCAGGACAAATGGGTGGCCTATCTATTGTGAGCAACGAGGGCGGTGTTATAAAATTAGAGGCGGCTATCCGAATGCCTGTGCTGCAGCTTAGGAATAAGAAGATTGTAGACGCCAGAGCTGTTGTCGATTTTTTCTCCTCTCATTTTATTGACGCTGTTATTATTGAGGCAGTCAGTGCGATGCCTGCGCAGGGCGTCGCATCGAGCTTTCAGTTTGGCAGGAGCTTCGGTGCGGTGGAGGCGTTGTCTTATACAATTGGAACGAGCGTAAACTATGTGACGCCTGCTGTGTGGAAGCGTGCCATGGGGCTGAGTAAAAGTAAGCAGCAGTCTCTGGATCTGGCTGAGATTAAGTTTGGCCCAAACCCATTGTGGGGAGTAAAAAGAAACGACGGTATTGCGGAGGCCGCTTTGTTGTGTTTGTGGTTTCTGGACAAACACAGAAATTAGGTTAGACTAGTCGGAGGCTAAGGAGAGCAGATGGCAGCTACACAAAAATTTTATGTTTATACTTTGGCAGACCCAAGAGACGAGAAAGTTTTTTACATTGGCAAAGGGACTGCCGCAAGGAACTACGCACATACGCACAGGGTTCCAGCACCAGCCGATGGCAACCTATCCCCCAAGTCAAAAAAGATCCGCGACATTTTAGACGCTGGACACAAGGTGACCTCCACGATCGTTAAGCGATTTTATGAAGAGCAGGAGGCTTACGATTATGAGGCGCTGTTGATATCCAAGGCGAAGGACTTGCTCAATTCAATGGCTGGTGGATCTGGCAGAAAGTCTGATGCGAACGACGGCAAGAAGTATGGGCTGACAGCCAAGCAAGAAAAGTTTTGCCAATT